AGTAATGCTCAATTAGGAAAGATATTATCAACATCTACTCGGAAGAAAATAAGTAAAGCAACATGTGGTGAGAATAATCCATTTTATGGAAAATCACATACATTGGAAGTTAAAAAAATTATAAGTGAAGCTAATAGAGGTAAGATAATTGGTGATAATCATAGAAAACAAATAAGTAAGAGACACAACGGAACTGTACTAAGTAAAGAACATAAGGAAAAAATACGAAATTCCAAAATTGGTAAAAGAGGCCCACGTTTGGGAATGAAAACAAGTGATGCAACTAAACTGAAAATGAGATTAACTGCTATAGAACGACTTTCTAAAGCTAAATTTAATGGAAACCAAGTGATACCAGGCTATAATATCAGTTCAATACTAATACTTGAGCAAAGAGCAAAAGAACTTGGTATAACAGATTTACAACACGCAGAAAACGGTGGTGAATATCATATCAAAGAACTTGGATATTGGGTAGATGGGTATAGTAAAGAAAAGAATATAGTAATTGAATATTATGAAAAACATCATAGTAGACAGAATGAACGAGATTTACGTAGACAAAAAGAAATAACGGATTTACTGAAATGTGAATTTATAATTATAAAAGAACAATGAAGTTAATAGATATATATAATAAGATATTCGATATCACCGAGAAATCAGATTCAGCTCGTTATTATGAAAATAATCCCGAAGCCCGTAAGGTAAAAGCCAAAACAGACAAAAAGATTAATTCGAAACCTGAACAAGTAACGAAACGAGTAGAGGCCAACAAAGCTCGTAGACAAGCTAAAGCTAGTGGTAAAAACGTAACAGGTAAAGATGCATCTCATACCAAAAATGGTATTGTATTCAAAGAAACCTCAAAGAATCGAGGTAGTTCTTCAGATACCAAAGGTGACAGAAATGCACGTGGTAAAAAAAATTAAATAATATTACCAAAATATTACGTTTTTATTTTTTTCTTATATTTATATAAAAGATATAAGTTATATAATATGGTAAAGAAAAAGATACCTCCATTTGAGGTTGAATTGGTCACATACAAAAAACTCCAAAAGATTATAGCAAAGCGAACAGATGATACGGATAGATTTATTTCTGTCCGTGAAGCTATTGTTATGCTAATTGATAATGAATACTCTAAGATAAGTGGTAGTATTCAATGGTAAAAACAACAAATAATAAATATGGAATATAAGATTGGAAATATTCGAGGAGGCTTAAAGGTACTACCTCAAAATGAGAGAAAAACAATACTGTTTTTATCAGATGACTTAAGAATGTCGAGTGGAATAGCAACAATGACAAAGGAAGTGGTATTCGGATTAGTGCATAGATACAACTTTGTACAATTGGGTTCAGCGGTTGACCACCCAGAACAAGGTAAAGAACTTGATTTGAATGATGATATGGTAAAACAAACGGGTGTTGAGGATGCATTTCTTAGAATTATACCGTGGAAAGGTTACGGTGATGCGAATATATTACGACAGATAATGTCGAGATATCAACCAAGTGGAATAATCCACTTTACAGATCCTAGATATTGGAGATGGTTGTATGATATTGAAGCTGAAATTAGAGAACATTGCCCTATAATGTTCTATTGTATATGGGATGATTTACCTGATCCAGATTATAACCGAACATATTACGGTTCATGTGATGGTTTATTTGGTATAAGCAGACAAACATATGGGATAGTATCTCGTATTATGGAAAAGAATTATAGTGATGAATTGAATATAATAAATAAATAATATGAAATCAATAAACAATGATAAAACGGACATGGTGATTTCTTATGTTCCGCATGGAATTAATCCTGAAATATATAAACCCTTACCAGTACCAGTTGATTTTAAGACAAAGATATTTGGTGATAAAAAGTATAAATTCGTTATATTTTGGATGAATCGAAATATTAAACGTAAACAACCATCTGATGTAATATGGGCATATTCCAAATTCGGTGATATGTTACCTGAAAAGGATAAGGATTCAATATGTTTATTAATGCATACAAATCCCGTAGATGAAAATGGTACAGATTTACCAGCTGTAAAGAATTGTATTTGTCCTGATTACGATATAATATTTTCAACAAGTAGAATGAATCAAGAAAATCTGAATCATTTATATAATCTATCTGATATTACAATCAACATAGCAGGTAATGAGGGATTTGGATTAACAACGGCTGAATCAATTATGACCGAAACACCAACCATACAAACAGTAACAGGTGGATTACAAGACCAATGTGGATTCAAACGAGATATCGCTGGTGAAAATGAAACTGAAAATTGGGTTGAGTTTACCGCTGATGATTACAAGGAAATCGGTACATTACATGATTATCGTAAATGGGAACACAAAGTAAAACATGGTGACTGGGTTAAGCCCGTATGGCCTAGAGTACGTACAATGGTAGGTTCAGTACCAACACCATATATAATTGATGATAAGGTAGATGTAACGGAAGTAGCCGATGCAATTAAGTATTGGTATGATAAGACACCAGCCGACCGTAAGAAACGTGGTAAGATTGGTAGAAAATGGATGTTAAATGAGGGTGGATTACATTCTGATAATATGTGTAAAACCATGGCAGATAGTATAGAACTTACTCTTAAAACATGGAAACCAAAAAAACGATGGGAAATATATAAAATAAATCAATAAAGATGAAAAATAAAACTAATACAAAAATCAATATCAGAACTGATTTGGTTACATATGTACCTCTTAAAGAAAGATTAAAAGAGATTGAAAATATAATGGATCCAGTTGATTTTAATGATATAGAATTTGATATTGAGGTTGAGTTTGATGCATTGAATTTCGGATTATTAACTGATGATTCAAAACGTAAAATAATTCAAATTGTACATGCTGATTATAAACAACAAGGTGAACAGAAACTTGATACACTTGAAAAAATACGAGAAGATAAATTATCATATTGGAATACAGATGGTATAACAGAGGATGATATGACTTTAACAGTAGAAAATAAAGAAGAAAATGAGTAAACCAATATTAGTATTACAGGCTCCGATTGCCACACGCTCAGGATATGGAGACCACGCGAGAGATATATTACGAAGTCTATATAAATTAGATAAATTTGATATTAAATTAATACCAACACAATGGGGTGCAACACCACAGAATCAACTTGATCCAAAAACCGAGTTCGGTAAACGAGCGATAGGTGATGTGATAACTAAGTTAGATAAAAAACCAGATGTGTATGTTCAGTTAACAATTGCTAATGAATTTAGACCAATCGGTAATTATAACATTGGTATAACTGCTGGTGTTGAAACGACACTAGCACCACAAGAATTCCTAACAGCTAGTAACACAATGGATTTGTTAATAGTTCCTTCTAAGTTCACCAAAGATACATTAGAAAAAACTGTGTATGAAAAACTTGACAAAAACACTCATAAAAGTGTTGGCCAATTACAACTAGAAAAACCAGTTGAGGTATTGTTTGAAGGTGTTAATTTAGATACATATACAGGAAAATCAACCGATAGTAGTATATTAGATAATGATTCAATACCAGATTTCAATTTCCTAATGGCAGGACATTGGTTACAAGGGGATCTTGGCCAAGACAGAAAAGATATAGGTATGACAATTCAAACGTTTTGTACCGTGTTTAAGGATATACCAAAGGATAAACAACCTGGATTGATACTAAAAACATCGGCCGCTGGATTTTCAATTGGTGATAGAGAAGTTATCAATGATAAAATAAAGTCTATAACAAATACTTTCGGTGATAAATGTCCACCTATATTTTTATTATTCGGTGACATGAGTGAGGAAGAATTGAATAATTTATACAATCACCCAAAAGTAAAATCAATGGTTATGTTTACAAAGGGTGAGGGTTATGGTAGACCATTAGCAGAATTTGCAACTACGGGAAAACCTATCATTGTATCTAAGTGGAGTGGACATACTGATTTCTTGCCCGAGGCTAATACGATTTATCTGCCTGGTGAATTAACTAAAGTACATGAGAGCACAGTTAATAAATTCATTCTCAAAGATAGTAGTTGGTTTACCGTTAATTATTCAGTAGCGGCTCAACAATTATATAATGTGTATCAACGATATGATACATATTTGAAGCATTCAAAGGGATTACGTAGTAATATAATTAAGAACTTTTCATTAGATAAAATGACTGATGAACTTGGTAAAATATTTGATAAATATAAAGTTGTTCCAGAGAAAATAGAACTGAAATTGCCAACCATTCACAAGTTGTGAGAATTTTAGTTCAACCTTACTCGTTTTTTTATTTTGTTATATTTATATACATAAGGATATAATATGGCATATGTATATAAACACACACGAGGCGATAAGAATGAGGTATTTTATATTGGGATTGGTACACGCGAAAACAGAATTAATTCACATGGTAATAGAAATAAACATTGGCATAATGTAGTAAATAAACACGGATATACAGTTGAAATATTTGCCGATAACCTATGTTGGGAACAAGCTTGTCAATTAGAAATAATGTTAATTACACGATATGGTAGGCGTGATAGAAACTTGGGTTCGTTGGTAAATATGACAGACGGTGGTGAGGGAATTCAAGGACATCATCATTGTGATAGTACCCGATTGAAAATGAGTAAACATAAAGTTAAGATAAAGAATAGTTTAGATAAATTAGATAATTTAACAAATATAGCTAAGTTAATACACACCCATACAATTAAAGAGTTATCCAATTTAGTTGGGGTGTCGATACATACAATACGTGAATATAAAAAAATTCATAATATAACAGAACCATCCATTCCTTGTAAAGATCAACGAAAACTGGGATGGAAATTAGTAGTACAAATGAATACAGGAAAACGAAAATGTGATGATATTGAAAATTTAACTGAATTGTTAGAACAACATGGTATAACAGAAACAAGTAAATTGTTGAATATATCATTTGCAACTATAAAATCATATTGTGAAGAAAATAAAATTGTGTATGAAAAACGACATAGTAGTACAACTCGTAAAAAACGAAAATTTGATAAAAACGAATTGATTGAACTATTGAGTAAATACAGTATAAATCATATTAGTAAAATACTAAAAACACATAGAGATGTAATATATAGATTCTGTGATCAAAATGATATAGAAGTTAAACAACGAAAAATTAAAAAATAAGACATGTACACAAGAAAATACAAAGAACTACTTAAACCAGAGGTTAGAATAAGCCGCGGTGAGGTTCTACCACGAAATATATACAGAATATCTACATACAGAGGTTCAAAACCAATCACTAAAACGGGTGATGACTCACGTTATGTGTTTGTTATCGGTAAAGTTGATAATAAAATACATTGTGTACGATTGAATGAAATCAATCCACTTGATTTTACAAAGTTTATTAATAAAATGCGTGATAAACGTAAACCAATAAAGAAAAATCAAAAATTAAGTGAATTGTTGGTACTAACTAAACGTGAAGGTAGTGATTTATTTGAAAGATTTGTAAAACCAAATCCTAAGATATACAGAGCCAACACTAAAAGTTCATATCGAATATATAAACTACCTGATATTGTGAATATATGGGAAATCAGATTTGAAGATAATTTCTTACGGAAATTATTTGGTGAAAAAGATGATCCAATGACCGTACCTGAAATGAAGGAAGTAATCACAGAAGAAACAAATGAAAGAGATGGATAAAATGAAAAGCATATCATATTGTGTAACATGTTGTAATGAATTAGAAGAATTAACCGTTCTACTCAATTTCTTACAAGTACATATCAGAAAAGAGGATGAAATTGTAATACAATACGATTCGGATTCAGTAACACCAGAGGTGTTGGAATATATTACCTTAATGGAACAAATACATGATACTCACGTGTTGGTTGGATTTCCGTTAAATGGTGATTTTTCAACATTTAAGAATAACCTAAAAAATCATAGTACTAAAGATTATGTCGTACAACTGGATGCAGATGAAATCCCTAATATAAATTTGATAAGTTCATTGGGTGAATTACTAGATGGTAATCCAGTAGATTTGATTTTCGTACCTCGGATAAATACAGTTGATGGTATAACTCAACATCATATAGACAAATGGCACTGGAAAGTATCTAAACTAGAAACACAGATAGGTGAAAAGGAGTTAGATACTGAAAGTGATGAATATAAATATTTGCAGAAAATTGGATATATTATTGAAGAAACGCCAATTTAGAATTACTATAAATTAATGATTTAACCATCGGTATCCATGTGGAAAATGTAATATTCTATATTTATATACATGGAACATTATACTAGAATTTGTCCACAATGTGGAAATGAAATAAAACATAAGTCTAAATATAATTGCAGAGATGCTAAATCAGAAAATCGACTTTGTAAATCATGTATGCATAAAGGTAAATCTCATCGAGAAAAATACGGTGACCGTTATGATGATATAACTGAAAGAACAAGGGCTTCGTTGAAAAAGGTTAAACATACATGGCATGATAAGATAGCTGCAAGTAGACGTAAGAATGGAACAAATAGAATATCAGATAAACAGAAAAAATGGTTAAGTGAAAATGGAAATTTTAGTAAGACCGGTGAAAATCATGTACATATTAAAAAAATATTAGATGAACAGAATATTACCTATGATGAGTATTTAGATAGATTAAGTGATTACAACCGATATAAACGTGAAGTTACGATATTAACCAGACGAATTGATGTGTCAATGTTACTTAATGTGGAAAAACGGGGAAAATGTGGTGTGGATGGTGCATATCAACTTGATCATATAGTAGAAATATCAGAGGGATATGTTAACGGTGTGAGTCCATCTGAGCTTGCATCAATTGACAATTTACAATTTATACCATGGCAAGAAAACATGAAAAAACGAAAATATCCTAATGGGATACATAACAATAAAATAAAAAACTATTATGACAAAAGTTAAAGTGAAATATTACAAGCCAATTATCAACTTTCCTGATTACCAAACTAGGATTTACAAAAATACACCTGATATACTATGGATGAATAAAGTACATGAACGTATCACAGGTTATGATAATTTCTCAAACTTTCCAGCAGAAGAAGAATGGTGTATGTATCACCACAAAAATATAACAAAACAAGAAAATCAAAACGCTTACTATGAAACGATTTAACGAACATGAAAGAAAACACAATATTAAATATCAAGGGAAACTTGGTAGTAAAGAACTTAGATACAACCTTATTTCAAGAGGATGGTATAATAATCTATGTTGAGGGAAACGTATTGGATGAAGTAATAATAGATCCAAAAGGTAGAAGTATGGGTAAATACAGCCGTCAGAGTTACATTAATCAAAAGACATTTCCACCAATTAAAAACATAAGAACATTCACCCATCAAGGTGATTAATAACACAACAACATGAAATTAAAGACAATATTACAAGAAGAGAAAACTAAGGCAAAAGTGATTAAAGCACCAGAAAGTATTAAGGGTGTTACAAACGGTGTATTTTTAGCTGGTTCAATTGAAATGGGAAAAGCCATTGATTGGCAAACCGAGATTACAAATAAATGTAAAGGTGAGGATATAACCATATTCAATCCACGTAGGGATGATTGGGATAGTAGTTGGAAACAAACCATTAAGAACAAACAATTCAGAGAACAAGTTGAGTGGGAGATCAATGCGTTAGACCAAGCTGAAAAAATTGTTATATATTTTGATCCAAAAACAAAGTCACCAATAACATTAATGGAACTTGCCTAACATATCAATAAGATGAATAAAATAACATTTATATACGCATACGAAAATGAGGATTGGTCAACACCGATGGCTCTTGCTAATGAGTTCAAATCTCGTGATTGGGAAGTTGAGTTTGTTTCGATAGGTTCTAACAGTACTGGTCATTACCATGATACCGAATTACAATTATGGATACAACAAGATACACCAAGTGATATCGTAATGTTATTTGATTGGGGACGTTTTGACTCAAAGTGGTTGGACAAATCGTTAAAGCCCAACACATTTTGGGTACAAGAAAGTGGGGATGACCCACAAAATTTCGAACGTAATTTCCCAAAGGCTAATAGATTTCACATGACATTAACCCCCGATAAGGATTCGTATAATGAGTATGTTAAACGTGGTATCAATGCTTTTTGGTGGACACATTTTGCAGATACGAGAGTACAATTTCCACTCAAAGATAGTAAATCTGAATACGTTGCAGTTACAACACGTGGTAAAGGTGGTTCTGAATTTTTGGATACACTTACGGATCATTCAGATGGTTCGTTTGGTAACAAGAATAACATGAACGCCAAAGAACACACCGAATTTCTTAATAAAGGAATGATGGTACTACAAAATAGTAGGTGGGGTGAAATTACACGTAGAATATTTGAGGGTATGGCTTGTAGAAAATTAGTATTTACAGATAGATTAAACGAATCAAAAGGACTACATGAATTATTCATAGATGGTGAAGATATTATATATTATGATGATATGGTAGATTGTATTGACAAGGTTAATGAGTATTTTACTAATTTCATGAAACGAGAAGAAATAGCCAAATCAGGATATAATAAAGTACTGAACAATCACACACAGAAACAACGCGTGGATTTTATAATAGAAAAATACAACGAACATGATAAACGTAGTAAACACATATAAACATATTAGTCAACCTGGTGAAATTGATTATTATATTGGGCGTGGTAGTGTATTGGGAAACCCATTCACACACTTAAAAACTTCAACACAGGCAACTACAATTGTTGCAACCAGAGAAGAAGCTATAGCAAAATATGAACCATATTTACTTGAGCAAATAAAATTAAATAATTGGGATATTTTGAACGCAATAAACAGATTGAAAGATTTTCATAATAATGGTGAAATAATTAACCTAGTTTGTTATTGCAAACCTAAATCATGTCATGGTGATTTTATTAAAAAATTAGTTGAAGAAATAACAGAATGAAAAAATCGACTAAAATACATGATTACGAAATTGGATTTCATGTTGGTAGATGTTATATGGCATTTCAAAGTCAATGGTTTGGTGGTTCACTTAAATTGATACCAAGATTCGTATTTGATAAACTAGATTTTACAAAGATAGTTGAACCAGATCATTCTATGTACAGAAAATATACAATTATGGCAATTGAATGGTTGGGTGGATTTGCAGGTTTTAAATTCGGTATATCACCAAAAATAAAAAAAGATGGATAAATTACCCATAAGCATTGGAATTTTAGCTTGGCATAGTGGTCAAGTATTAATAGACACATTAACAACATATTTTGAACAAGATTTTTTACAACATATGAATGATGTGTGTATATTATTCCAAGAATGTACAGAAGAAGATAGACGAATAGCAGACCATTTCGGTATACCATATATTGCACATGATACCAACATTGGTATAGGTGGAGCATTTATCGAATTAACCGAACAAGCAAAGACAGAAAACATACTTGTATTAGAACATGATTGGAAACTAACAGAAATCACTAGGGTTATGTTAGAACGATTAAAAAGTGGTTTGGAACTATTGGATAGGGGATATGATTGCGTTCGGTACAGACACCGAAAATACCCAGGTCACCCACATTTCTCTATGCAATATATGGGTAGGGAACTAACATACTATGACAAATTATTTGAAACAACCTCACCTCATCTATTGGATTCAGTACATTGGTTAGACCCAGCAAAAGAGTTTCCAGATAAGATACAGAAAGATGGTGAATACTTTGTATCAACATCAAGATACGGAAATTGGACGAATAACCCGTGTTTGTACAGAAAACAGTTTTATTTGGACATAGTTAAACCATTTGCAGGTGCAGGAATTGATTTAGAGGGTAAAATATCTAAGTGGTGGTGTGAATCAACATTCAAAGTAGCACATGGCGAAGGTCTTTTTACACACATAGATGAG